TCCGCTGGAAGTAAGCCAAATATTTTCATCATAGTGAGACGATAGACCACCTCTGGAATCAGGCACAAAATTAAGAAAGCAGCTAATAGGTAAACCACGAGTAGTTCCTCCGTTACTTAATAGTGGTGTGCTGAACATAAACCAGCTTTTACTGGCATAGTCGTACAGGCGCTGTGCTAGGTCAAAGTCAGTGACGCCACGGTAGGTAGCACTGTACACAGAGGCACGTGCAAAGGCTTCCTGTGCGTATGTCTCGTCCTTCCAGAAGTATCTGTCCTTCAGGGTATTCAGAGAGAAGTCGTTTAGATCTTTCTCTCTATCGTAGTCTATAGTAATCCCAAGGTAGTCTTGAGTGCCTGTCTTATACTGCATTTGGAGTACTCATCTTTTCAAATATATCTTTAAGTCTTTTCTCGTACCATTGAGCCTTTCTTAAATCCTGAACAGCTTGTCTCTTGTCGCGCATACGCCAGCGGTATTTGAAAGAGTTACCTCTAAGAAAACCGATAAATTCTTCCTCAGACAGCATGGCCTGCATAGCGTCAATACACTCTATGCTCCCCTGTGTATAATGTGAAGGACTGTTTACCATGTCCTCTTTAACCGGAGCAGGATGTACGTCAAATGTCTCTCCAAAAACAGGATGCTCATTTAGTACGTCTTCATCATCATGCCACTGTACTTGAAACTTAGAGTATTCACTTGTTTCCTTAACATTGTTATCTTCAGAATCCCATTCCCATTCAAAAGGAACGTCTCCGCTTATTTTCTTATTACCGTGAAAATCCAACCGTGTCTTTTTCAAAGCATTCCATGCTTCTGGCTTCTCGTCATCAATACTCATTTACAGTTTCCTTATAACGGCTCACAGCTCTCTTGACAAGAGTTTTCATAATTATCAAATAAATCTTCTTGTATAGCTTCCGTAAGTTTAGTCTTGTTGTAGTGCTCAAATAAATCATTAGCGGACATCTGACTTCTAAAGAATACTTGAGTGTTTCCTTTTCTCTTTTTTTGAGTTTCCACGTTGTTTATTTTGTATTTGGCTTCTAAATACTTAGGAACATCATAGGCTTCTGGCATTTCTTCAATAACCATTAGATGTTTCTTAAAACTTTTCTTCCAGCACCAAGTACAGTTTCCTAAGTGTTCTGGGATCTCTAATGTAAAAGGCATGGCTTCCCAGTAATTGTTAATGTCTAGCTTGGTTATCTTTTGTTTTACTAAAGGATAGTAGTATTTTAACTTTTCATAATTACTGTTCATCCTGTCTATCTCATCAGCTCTGATTCCTATGGCTGTAGTGTAATTATTTTTACCTAAAAGAGAATTAACATAGCTTTTCATAGGCTGTAGTTTTAACTCTCTAGTGCAGTGTGGGTATCCTTGATTAGGTATTCCGTATTTTTTTACAACGTCCTCAAAAAGAGAGCCATCGGTGCACAAAGAATCTAAAGTTACTAGAGTATGCTTCGTGCCCTTATCAGTAACTTTAGCTTCTACGACTTTAAGATCAATCTCAAAGTAATCTACTACATTCCTGATAAACTCATACGTTTTAGGATGCTCTTGTCCAGTGTTTGCAAAAACAAAAGTTAAGTTGTTTTCTTTGTGATTATCCTGTATCCATTTGCACATATATGCACTTGTTTTACCCCCTGAGAAAGAAACGAAAATGTTATCCTCAATACTCATATTCTTCTTCTTCTGTGTCTGCTCTTGTGTCATCTTGTAATTCCTCCTCAAACATCTCTAAGCGGTTAATCAGCTTGTCCTCGAACCTGTCAAGTATTTCTTGACTAGTCAGTTCCAAGTAGTCTATTAAATCATCAGGGTCGTATCTTTTCAATATCATTTCCCTAATCTCATCCATTGTTAAATTATTGTGAGTCAACATATTTCATCAACTTGTCAAAGTCATTTAATGTGTAGTGCTTAAAACCTTCTTTCTCACACCATTGTCCCATTGTCATCTTAGCGCCCTTGCGTAGCTTCTTGTTAGGATCTGATAGTACAAAGATTAACTCTCTGTAAGGCGCTATGCAGTCCCTGATGGCTTTGTACTTCATTGTGTCGCCTGTCCTAAAGAAGCCCTTTAGTTCCAATAGTGTCCCTGTGCGTGTATGTACGAAGTCTGGTTTGTACTTCCTGTGCATAGTGTAAGGGACATCAAATGGTTCATACTTGAACTTACGCTTTGGTGCTACGGCTGCAAAAGATGCTTCAAGACCTGATCTATAGATACTGTCTCTACGTAACCTCTTGGACTTTTGGCTCATTTGCCACCTCTGTCAAGTATCGTGGGCCTGTGGAATACAGGAATGTACGTAGCTCTGGATAGCAAGCATGTTTGAAATGACAGTAAGAGCAGCCTATAGGCAGTTTCATGTTGCCTGACTTACCATCAGGGACAGGTTCATTACAAAAATCAGGTGGCTCTGGCTGCTCTACCATCTCCTTGATATGTATAATCCTATCTACAATATCTTCCTTCAGAACCTCGTACACAGGCGCTTGAGTGTCCTCTAGGTCATACTTCAGATAAGTTAGGTGTCCATTCTGCTTGTCCATTGCAAGCCAACCTACCTGTGTGTCACCCTCAGACTTAGCGTAGCCTTTAATCTGCGCTATATAACCAAAAGGATCATCAAAAGCCAGCGTTGCGTCTTTGAACTTCTTAAACCCGTAGCTGCTTGTTGACTTGACATCAGTTAGAACTCCATCAATCTTACAGTCCATACTACCCACAATGCCTTCTACTTCAGCTTGAGCTTGCTCATGGCTAACTGTGTGGCCTGATAGCCTGACCAGTAGCAACAACATCTCCTCAATCAAGTGACCATACAGAAACTTGACTAGGTTATGGGGCTGCATTGGCTCCTTTGGCCCTACGTTATTGTAGTGGTTCCAAAGGTATCTATCGTCTCTGCCAACGTTGGACATACGCAGCTTACGTGCATCAAAGCCACCACGGTTGGTAAACTCTTTACGCATTAAGTCCTTGACAGCTTCCCCAAAGTTTTCAATCTCTGCTTCAGCGTCCACACCCTTTTCAGGGCGTTTAGTCTTTACTAGACTATAGATGTCATCAACAAGTGTGTGTATTGTTTTCATTCTGTGTCTCTATGGTCAATAAATCTAAGTTTGCGTGTGCTTGGGTCGAAACCGAGTAAAACAACTCCTAACTCCTTCTGAAGTTTCGTCCTATTATTAGAAATCCTATTACCAATCCCAGACTCCTTATGTGGAAAGAATGTCTTAACGTCTATTAAAACAATTTCTTCTGTTTCTTGGTGGTAAGCAATTAGGTCTATAGGCCCAGAGCAGCCTGCATTCCTGAATACTTCATACCCCTTATCCCATAGCCAAGTGACTGCATAGTATTCAGAAAAATCTCCTTTACGATTATTGTTAAATTCAGTGTGTCTCTGCCCAACTTCTTCCAACTTTGTACTCTCCTGTAAGGGGGCAGTTAAGTTCAAGGGCAATTCCTGCTGCTTGTAAACAACTGACTGCGAGTCTTCCAAACTTGTCTGCTTGCTCTGGTTCGACTTCCGACTGGACTTCATCATGTATGTTACCTATAAAGCTATAGTTAAGATTCCATAGTCTAGCATATTCGTCGAGTAGTGTCAATGCTTTTTTCATAACAATAGCACCAGCACCTTGTAACAAAGTGTTAAGTGCAGCGTGTGCGCTACGGACATGAAGTAGTCTACCGTCTAGTCCTTCAAGAACTTCTTTCTCAGCGTCTCTTTGCACTCTTTCTGTAAGAGTCCTAAGTGCTGGGAGACCATCAAGGAATCTTGCTCTAAGCGTAGAGCCAGAACTAGCATTTCCCCCGACAATCGTTCCAAGTTTTGCATCTCCTGCTCCGTATAGGAAGGCATATATGAAAGTTTTAGCCTGATCTCTCGATTCAAGTCCTGCAAGCTGCTGATTTGCTGTGTGAATGTCTCCGTGGAGAATTTCATTAGTGTACTCCTTGTCGTTCATGTAATGAGCTAGCATACGTAGCTCTAGTCCACTGGCGTCAAAACCAACCAGCACTTTATTTTTAGGCACAGTCCAGCAAGCTCTGCATTCTTCCCCATAGGGAGCGCGACTAGCTGGCACTTGAGCCACATTAGGTTTAGAGTGTGTCATCCTACCAGTTACAGCACCGTTGCTATTGACATAGCCATGCACTCTGCCAGTGTCCTCATCAGCCGCTACAACCCAAGAGTCTACCTGTGCAACACGCTTTTGCACCATGAGGTACTCAGCTATCAGTTGCGCCTGTGGTATACCTTCTACTTTGGACAGTATAGACTCATCCACTACAGGCTGACCTGTGGGAGTCTTTGCCTTCGGAACCCACCCAAAGTCTTTTAGGTACTCGCCTATCTGTCTGCGTGAACCTAGATTGAATGGCTTTAGATGCTTACGTATGAACGGCGACCTATCACCTGTCTCCTGTATCTTTGCGTACTCATCATCAGTAAGGCCAACTTTGGACAAGCTACCGTCCTTCTTGGTCTTGGGTGTTACTTCCTTAACATCAACCCACTTAGGCTTAAAGACTTTCTGTACTTCATCCTCCAGAGCCATCTGGCGTTCCTTCAGTGTAGCAAGTAACTCCGTAGCATGGCGCATATCCAGTAGCCAGCCGTTGCGTATCTGCTGCTGTACGATGCACTGCACTTGATGCTCTAGTTCAATGGACTCCTTACTAAACCTTAGCAACTCAATCCTAAGTTTATTGTAAGCCTTCTCCGTAACT